ACGACAGGAGTGGTGGGGCTATTGCCTGTAGAATCATTGAAGTCCAAGATAGTACACTTCTTAACGTTACCACCAGGGAAAGATGTTCCTAAACCTTCTGGTGTCATGTTAGGTTCTAACTTAATAAAAAATGATTCTTCTCCTTCTATCTCACTATCTTTATAGGTTTCAAATACAATCGTTCTTGTGTCAGCACCAGGAGCAAACCCGATACTCTTTCCATTAAAGATCTTATCGTAATCAACACCCTTAGTAGCAGTGCCACCCAAGATAGACATAGTGAGACTAGATGGTCGGCTAACGTTACCAGTTCTGGTGATAGTAAAGATTGCTTGTTCTCCTTCTGTTACCTCAATACTCTCACATTCATAAGAAATTATTAGATCGGATGGAAGTACGTTAGGATCATTAGGATCTGGTTTTGAAGTTGGATATGTACCACCAATAAAGAATACACCTGTGTCTGGTAGAGCATCTAATGCTGACGTATTCTTTGCTTCATCACAAACGTAAGTAGAACCATCCAGGTTTCCATCTTCAATAGCACTGATGAGATCATCCAACCAATCTTCTGTCTCACCAGTACCACAATCGATACATTCTTTTTTAATTTTTTCACACTTAGCACCAGGACCATCACAAGAGATGCCTAGAAGATTAAGTACCTCAGCAACAGCGTTACCAATGATATCTAATGGTGATGCTATAGCAGATAGAATTTGTTGAAGAGGACCAAGAACTTTACCTAGAAGATCCTCAATGAATGACATCAACTGATTAAGTATGCCATCAACTACATTGTCAACCAAGCAAGCAGCACTAGCGTAAGCATCCATTAGATAACCTAGTAGCAAGTCAGTCAACCAACTAGCAATCCTCTCAGTAAAGTCTGCCATCTCACAACCAAGATCATCCAGCACGTCATTGATCGTGTCTAGGATTGGTTTGATCCTACTTTCTTTCGTGGTGATAGGTTGGAATGGTTCGATACCTAGGTCAGGAGCAACTGGTCCTGTGTTTACATTACCTAAAGCATCCTCTGCTGCAGCATCTGTGTACAGAATTAGATCAATTAACTTATCAACACCTTCACGTACTATCTTAACGATCTCTCCCTTGACTCGGGCGATGAAACTTTTGACAAGACGAACTGCCTTGTTAACATACTGCATTCCATGGTCAATATAACTATTAAGTTCTCCACTTATCTTACTAACATAGAACGTTCCAATATTTCCACCTGATTGCTGAGTTGCTTTCAGCATTTGACCGATGATGGATGATAATCCACCCTTCAGGTCATTTTCAGAACCACAATTAGGATTAGCAATTTCTACACATACTTTGTTTCCTGTCGGATTAGTTGTAGACTCTTCAGCAAACAATCCATTGAATGCTGCTGGCATTTGACCAGGAACAGCAGCGGCAATCAACCCTGCTTCACCTGGTTTTGTTAGTCCCTTGTCTTCAGCAGTGGTACTCTCTGCTGGTTTATCACCCTTCCTCTTCTGATCCGATCCCATCGGTGTATGGATCTTATCGTTAATGCCAGGCTGCTGGTACGTTGTGAATCCTTTCTCTGTACCACCAGGATTAGGATCTTTCTCTACATTCTCTAGTTTTGTAGCACCAGCAGTGTGACCAATCGATCCCATGATGATTGGTTTCTGTCTATCATTATCTACATAGAATCCCATCACCCAGTTACCTAGGTCCAAACCTACGCTAGCACCAGTCTTACCACCATCACTGAATGGTGTAGTGACAGGCATCATTACCTGTGCCCAAGGTAGTTGATTAGTAGGTGTAACGTCACCACTCTTCAGGTGCTGACCGATAATTCTTACACGATACCTACCAGAGTTCTTGGGGTCTTCGTTTTTATTACTCTCAATCTGTCCGATCCACCAGGAAAATCCATCGGCACCGATCTGATTGATGGGAAAGAGTGTAGTTAATGCCTGATCCATATCACTTCACGTTGCTGGAGTAATCTTTCATACCGTAGATATCTCGTATCAATTCAAGTTGTGTGGTACATGTGCTACTATTTAGGAAGACATTGTTATGTGACAGAGCAGAGATTAAATATGTACCACTGTTTTCTCTGTCTAGTTTTTCTTTCTCCCTTACAGTCTCGGAAGCCATGTTAGGTAGCAATACTTTAATCTTGTCGCCAACCTTTAGATCCATGTTGCCTGGGATTGTTACTTCTAGTTTTTGATTCTCCATGAAGTATCTCCTGGCAATACCTTGAGCAAGCCAATGCTTTTGGTAGTCTGGATAGTTTGATCCACTTTCACCACCGTTATCTCTCTCGTCTGGTGATCCTGGTGTCTCCTCGCTGTGCCATGTTTCGTGATCTACAAGTACAGTCAAGACTCTACTAGGATTAATAGACAGTTCTTTCTGTGTTGCTCCTAGACTTTCTTGACTACCTAGGTGTGCCATGGCAGAGAAGTTTTCATCCAAGTTGTATCTAAACTCCTCATAGAATCCAGTGGACCAGTTGTATGTAACAACCTGACTAGCATATGTACCACTCCTCATTTGATCTAACATATCAATTTCATTACTGAAATTATATTGTTCAATTACAAAACGACTCGGATTATCTAGGTTTGGTTTTACTTCATAGGTAGCAACTTCTTTCTCTCCACGGAAGTCATCATCACCAGTGCTGAAGTAATAATCAATGGAGTTAAAGTTAAATCCATCATGATTTTCAAAGAACAAAAATCCTGCTGTTCCTGATGACTTCTTAGTGTCACCAGAGAGACCAGTCTTACCACCTTCAGATGTCTTGCTTGTATCACCTTCAGTTGATTTAGATGATTGTGGTACTGCTTTTTGGGAGACAGTTTGAATAATGTGATGTGCTTTCTTTCCATTGGGGAAGAACTGTACCTGATACTTTGCTCTCTCCGTTTTGATTTCTTTTTCTGTCTTCAAATAATCTTTGAGAATTTTCTCGACGATAGCATCAGGTGTCCCTCTCAATCTCTCAGTTAACCTAGCTCCTTCATTGTACAGTGCTTCTTTAGAGATCAATGCTAGGTTATAGTTCTGCATGCTCTTATTGAAGACTCTATTGTAGACCTTCCATACAAATAGTTCATAGTCATATTGATTTCCTTCTACGTCTTCTACTTTGAGTACAACTTTCTCCCCTCCCTGAATAGGAATCTTAGCAATAAAGTTTCCACCAGAGTCTGTCACTTGTACGATGGCACTAACAAATGGATTGAAGATGCTTTCGTAGTAAGCAAATCCAACTACCGCTTTATCAAATTTATATTTTTTACCACTGACATCAAAAAGAAAACATTCTTTCAGTTCAATAGACTTACTATTCTTATTTGCCATGATTATTGAGCTCCCTAATAAGGTCTAAGACCATAAAAACTCGCCGCTCCCAAAGACGGGTCATAAACAGAGAACCTTTGTAGATCTTCCTTTAGCTCTCTATCCAACTTCTGTTTTGTTTCCAGGAAACTTTGTAGGCTAAATGCCGACGGCGGCGAATTCTGTTTGCTAGTAGGAGGTTGTGAACTTACTTGAGTAGTAGGTTGTGTTGGAACGGTAAATACCGGATTCGTGCTGTTAGCAGCTTGTTGAGTTGATGCTGGTGCTGTTGCTGTCTCAATTGAATTGGCAGAACCAACACCACCATGAGCTAGTGTAACATTAGTACCAATAATACGTGCTGTTCTACCACTAGCACCAGAAGTATCTTGAGTAACATTAGTAACTTTAAGTGGGAACTTCATGTTACGACTGCCATCTGTACCAGTCTCTTGCATATCAATACCACCCTGTGTTCTGCCAGTCCTGGTGTGTGCTTGCTGCTCTCTAGCAATTTGATCAACTAGTGTAGCAGAATTGGCTTTTTCTTTAATGTTACCAAAATATATACTTGATCCTCTAGCAAGCATCATCTGTGCTGATTGTAAAGCAACAGCACGTGATTGAGCAAATCCAGATTCGTCAGCAGATGGAGGAGACAAATGATAATGTGTAGCATATCCAGCTGTTGTTCCAGATCCACCTTCACTACCTTTACCAGATCCACCCTGAACAAATCCACCAGGACCAGTGTTAGATTGTGCTTGGATAGTCTCGCCTACTCTCATAGTAGAACCAAGATTAGCACCGCTAACTAGTGGTGTACTAGGAGCAGGTGAACCTTTCTTTCTCCTCATTTTTGAATCTTTTTTACCTGTAAAAGCATCCATATTAATGCCAGATGTAGAAGCATGTGCTGCTCCACCAAACAACCCAGAAATGATGGTTGCTGGCAGTCCAAATGCTGGGGCAATAGCATTTATGATAGGACTGACCACTGGTTTAAGGAATCCAGCAATACCACTGAATACTTCCGACATCTTAGTCAATACTAATCCACCAGCAACTTTAGTTGGCAGTTGCATCACCTCTGCCATAGGACTGGTAATGCTTGGGTCACCAGAATCTTTGCTTGCTTCTTTACCAGATTCATTTAAAGAATCTGCTATAGGATTGTTTCTATTGAGTGGTACAACAGCATCACCTGGATTTAATGTGGTAGTAGTTGGGTTGTCATATATACCACCTGCTGCTAATTTCTTTCTTGATACAACACCACCTTCTGATAGTTTTGTTGCTGGTAAACGTGGAGTAAAACCAGCTTGCCCAAACATACCACCATTTTCTCCAGCACCTTTTGCTGCCCATGGTGTTTTAGAATTCATCGGTTGTGGACCGATGGGCGATGAGAATTGTTGTTTACCTCCTCTTTTACCACCTTTCTTCTTGCCCATGAAGTTCTTGAAGAGACCTTTAATTCCCTTCATGATGCCACCCATGACACCACCACCTTTTTCATCAAGTTTTTCTACATCTGAATGATCAGAACCATCTACGGTGTCATCCATAGAATCTTCTTTTCTATCAGCCTTAGCATCTGCCTGAGCATCCTTCAGATTATCTATCTTCTGCTGCTCAATACTATTCTCGGTCTCTTTCAGATCATTATCTCTATCAAAATAGTTCTTGATAGACTCGAAGACACCATTAAATTTTGATAGTCTAGATTCTGTAGTACCTTTGCTCTTTGCTTCTTCAGATTTTAAAGCAGAAACTTTAGTGGAAATTATTGCTAGTGCTTCTGATACTTTAGATAATACTTTGTCTAATCCTGACTGTTGAGGAGGAGCAGCACCTTCTGGAGCACCAGAATACATGCTGTCATCATAATCATCTGGAGTATCAGGTGCCTCTGCTGGAGCACCCATTGACTCATCTAACAGAGCACTGAACCTTTGTTCTTTAGTTAATGATGGATCCTGTGATTCTCTTGGGTTCTTGGAGAATGTTCCTTGCATTCTACGTGTTCTGTCCCCACCAAACTGGGACATCATCGCCTTAGTAAAAAAACTATTCTTTATTCTGTCTTTCTTACCACCAGTAGTTCTGGTTTTTTTCTGTTCTAATAATTCTTCTAGTCTTTGAGATTCTTCGTCAGTTCTATCTTCTTTACTCTTTGCTTCTAACTTTGTTATCTCTTCATCGCGCGCCTTTCTTTCCTCAGCAGCCATACCGAAAGAATCTTTAATCTTTCCAGCAATCAGTCCCCCAATATTGAGTCCAGGTTCTGGTGCCTTTGTGACCGATGAAAACCCGTGTGCCATCCTAGAAAGTCAACCTTATCATACTTATTTAGGATGTCTCCAGACGGAATTTTTTAACCACGTCAGCGTAACTAACTGGGGGATTTCCATCATTTCCTGTTCCTGTTCTTGTTCTTGTTGAAATATTTGTACTTTCTGATCTTAGTTTGAAAAAGGTTGGTATGTTACTAACTCCATCGCTAGGTACAGGAGGTACAGGCATTACTGTGGTTGGATCACCTGACAGGAATTGCTTCCAGGGATCTGGACTTCCTGTTCCTAGTGGTGATGGGGGTGTGAATAAGGATGATGTGGGTGTGAATAAGGATGATGTGGGTGTGAATAAGGATGATGGGAGTGTTGATATGGCAGATGATTGTGGTTGCTGTACTTGAGGTGCTAGTGCTTGTGGTGATGTGGATAATTGTGTTGGTTGTGTAGCGTTGGGTGTTGGGGAACTACCTCCTGCCTGAATACTCTTCAAACTAGCAACAGTATTATCCCAACCTTCTTCCCCTGCCTTATTATCACCTCTATCTTTATCATGATAAGTAGAATCTTTAGTTCCACCTAATCTAGCAGCAGCATCTGGTCCTTGAGGCAGAGCTCTCCACGTTGGTGCTAACTTAGCAGCAAATGATTCGGCAGATTGAGTTCCAGCTAAGAACTCTTTGAGTCCATAACTACTTTCAAGCATTTTAATTGTAATAGCATCCTGAACATCGGGAGTAAACAATGTGTTGGCAGTATATCCAGCATCAAGTGCCCTTTGCATAATAAATCTTGGCATGTGCTGGTATCTACCAATAGCACCATTAGCATTGTCCTGTAACCACTGA